CAGGGATCTCCACGGGCTTTATCAGCAATTTCCCGGTCACGTCAAACTCCGTCATAATCATGCCGCCCACGCGAATTAGGAATTCCATCTGTCTCTCTTTGGCGAGCTGCGCGATCGGCCGCCGCAGATGCAGATAGGCTCCCTTGCTCAGCTCCTCTACATCCACTGCGGGCATCTGGGAGATTACCTTGGCTGGCTGCTTCTTTGGCATCCTGGTAGAAGACTCCAACTTGTAGAGCCATTCCCTGGCCGCTTCAGGAGTGGGGTGCTCCGGAGGTGGATTGCTCTTGGCTGCCTCCGTGTAAGGCCCTAGAGGAGCGTCCTCGCTGTCTCCAGCGATCTCTATTCCCATGTTGATGGCTTCGTACAGGATCACGTCTGAGATGAACTGTGCGGCGTTACGGTACAGGGCGATGCGGCGGTATGCGGTCCTGATCGAGAACTTGAACGGGATGAGGTAAGCTCCGAACCAACCTCGAGGCTCGAGGATCTTCTGAACGGTGAACAGGGCTTTTCCCATGGCCAGCTTGGATTCGACGTAGGACTGACGGGCATGTAAGAGATTGAAGGAGGAATCGCGCAGGGTATCTTGCTCGGCACCACTGAGCTCATTCCACCATGATTCATGGGCAATGGTTTCCATGGGGTCTAAATCGGCTCGATCTGCAGGAACGATGCTGGTTTCTGTGTTGTTCATTTTCTCCATCTCCTTGGGGGAGCATTGACTAGAGGATACATAGAGCTATGAACATAGTCAAGCGTGGTGCCGAGATGTGAATAAATATTAGATATCCACAGATAACCATGCTAGTGTCTATGTGTAGTCCAAAAGGGGTAATCCATGGAAGGCAGGAACGTACGGGTTCAGGCGCAGACGGTAGTTAAACTGCAGAAGTACAAAGAGGAAACGGGAGTGCCGATCGCGGTGATTATTCGGAAAGCGGTGGATGAATACCTAAAACAGCGGGATTTTGACAGCTTGACAAAAAGTGGGAAGTAAAAAGAAAGGCCCCTGAGAGATCAGGGGCCAAGCTGCCTTGCTTCCAGGAGGAAGATTGTGCGGGATGCCAATTCGAAGCTGCTCAGACAAAGAATTGACGAGATGACCGACACATCCCGCCTCTTGATTCTACGAAATACTTGTGCTAATTTCAAGATGCTCAGATAAATGAATTGCAAATCCCTTCGACAATTCGCTGCACGTTACGGATGGGCCATTTCTGCGTCTGCGCCCGGTTGTGTAGCACCTAAATCGCGAATACTTTTCCAGGACCTCACGGACCTCTGGCCTTGACGATTTGCAGGTGGAGTGGCTTTGAGTGCTTTTGAGCCCGGTATCCGGTGTCTCAGGAGTGAACGGGGAGCGAGAAAGAGATGACTTCTCTTATCTAACCCACGCATAGCGATTTAAGGAACAAATACCGTGTTTTTACCAAAGCCAGAAGTTTGCCTAGGAAGGGAAGGACGAGGATGTTGATCCTTAAAGATTTGGATCTGGATACGGTCGTGAGCAATTTGAGCGGTACGCAGCGTGGGCAGGTGGTCGAGATTAGGCTGCACCGGCCAGCGATGGTAAAGATCGCGTGGAAAGACGGGACGATGGGTTGGTATCACCCTGAACAGCTCGCCCGGCCGGGAACGTCGATGCTTCCTCAAGATGGAAAAAAGACGGCGTGGGGCAGGACGACGCCAGCCTACCTCGTTGGGTTGAGAGCCGATCTGAGGAAGGCAGCCCAGCCAGCTCCAGCGAGTGCGCGTACACTGGCCCTGCGAAAGATCTTTGACGATCGAGCACCAACCCGCCGAGAACTGGCCCTGTTCGGAATCGGATGGCCACCGCCAAAAGGATGGAAGAAGAGGTTGCTCCGAGAACTGCGAGGGACAGATGCCAAAGGTTTATGACTTGTTCTGCGGTCTCGGCGGATGGTCTGAAGGGTTCCTCGCTGAGGGTTACGAGTGCGTGGGGTTCGACATCGAGCGGCATGATTATGGCTCTGGCGGTTATCCGGGGACGCTGATCCTGCGTGATGTGCGGTCGATCCACGGTTCGGAACTGAAAGACGCCACGGTGATCGTAGGCTCCTCGCCATGTCAGGAGTTCAGCTATCGCGCAATGCCATGGAAGAAGGCCAAGGCGCTCCCGCCACCATATCTAGGCATGGAACTCTTCAATGCTCAATTCCGCATCCAGCGCGAGGCCAGCGAGGCGGCCGGCCATCACATCCCGATGGTGGTCGAGAATGTGCGAGGGGCTCAGAAATGGGTCGGCCGAGCACAGGCTAACTTTGGATCATTCTACCTCTGGGGAGATGTTGGCATGGTGGGTAGAAGAGTGGTCGTGGTGGTCAATGGCCGTCTGATCAGTGGGAGTGGTGTGGCACCGATAAGGGCCGCCCATAAGGTTCCCGGTTTTCGTTTCGATGGTAATGGTGGTTCGTTCCAGAGCGCGGCGGTAAAGGTTGCAGGATTAGATTGGGGAAAGTATGGCCAGCCTGGATATAAGGCGCAAGGCTTCAATGTGGTAGCGGCTCAGAGATTCAGAGAGGAAAGATCAGTAGATCAAGAATCCGGAGTGAAGCAGGGCGGTGACTGGTTTGGGAAGAACTGCAAATCGTCAATGTCTCGACTCTACGGATCTAAATCCGATTCTCGCAAGGCAGCATCTGCCATGATAGCCAAGATCCCTTTACCCCTCTCGACTCACATCGCCCGCACGTTCAAGCCAAGTGCATGACACACCTAAGAAAGAGGAAATCCAATGAACTGGAAAGCAGCAGCAATTCTAATCCTGAGCATCTTCGCGGTGACAGTGGCTAATTGTGAGGATCTTCCTGAATCTCCCATCATCACCACAACGCCTGCTCGACCTGTAACGCAGCCATTCCTTGCCAATAGGCTCAACCGCTCACTGGTAGCGGGGGAATTCACTGTAAGGCTCCTCGATGCGATCTCGACCCGCCAAGCGCTCAGTGATCCATGCAAATGTCTGGTAGAGAAGTCTCTGCCTCAATTCATTGCCAAATCTACACCGCTGATGCTGAGCTATTCCCTAGGCACGGCAGCAGCTTACACATTCGTGGCCGACAAGCTCTGGAAGCATCACAAGCGCCTCTCCAGAGGACTGTTGATGTTCGATATCAGCTACGATTCCGCCGTGGGTCCAATAAACAACTGGCACAACATCGCCAAGTCAAGGTAAACTCACACCAAATGCCAGCCGGTCGCCCATCGAAATATAGAGATGCCATTGCCAATGAGATTCTAGAGCGTATCTCTCATGGCGAACCGCTCACCAAAATATGCCGTGATTCCCATATGCCAGCCGTGTCTACTGTGTTCTATTGGGAACAAAAGATTGAAGGATTTTCGGAGAAAGTCACGCGAGCGAGAGAGCTGAGCGCAGATCATTTCTCCCATGAAATCTTAGAGATAGCCGATGAGAATCCGAGAGTAGAGATTCCTACGAAGTCTGGTTATTATGAGGCTACGGATGCAGCTGGTGTTCAGCGCAACAAGACTAGGATCGATACTCGAATCAAGCTGATGCAAATGCTTAAGCGCAAAACCTATGGCGAGAAGATCCAGCAGGAGCATAGTGGCGAGGTGGGACTGAACTTCGTATCGAAATCCATTTTAGAATCAAAGGATTAGCCATGCCTAGCTACATCACATCTCCTCAGCCAGTCCAGCTTCTAGCGCTCTACCCAGGGAATCACGAAGCTCTCGTGAACAATGCTGCAACTGACTCAGGAATAACGACTACTCAGCAGATAGCGATCGGTCCCCAGCCCAATCAGACAGGCTGCACAGTGATGATTACCAACTCCACCAACCAACAGGCCCAAGGACAGACAGCACCGCAGGATCCCACTGCCGCGGGTGCTGGTGCGACCTACGAGAACCTGTCCGGATGCGTTGTGCCCGCTGGGACCACACTGGCTTACAACCTGTCTGGCGGGTGGCTGCGCTTCACATTTGGCACAGCTCCTACTAGCGGAAGCCTAATCGTCAGTCGGTAACATCTGTTACATTTGTTACATGGCTGATTTGAATATCCGCAATTTCCCTGATGATGTGATGGCTCACATAAAGGCGGAGGCAGCTTCGATGAGATTGACCTTGCGGGAGTATTGCATTGGGAAGCTCGATACGGGAGCGTCGGTTAATGGCAAACCAGCGGACTCCAAACCCGCAACTGTAGGTTCGACTCCTACCGCTCTCGCCAGCAAAGAATATCTAAAGTCCTGTACGTCCTGTGGGGCGCTGAACGGAATGCATCAGCGAGGCTGCAAGGCATGAGCGATACAGTCGTTACCCTTAATCCGTATAGAGCGGTATGGACGCACGAGCCTGAACTTTATTGCGTGTCTTGCGGACAGAAGACAGTCTGGAGAGACGACGCGCACGATTTCTACGATGGATGCACATATGCCTGTTGCGTCTGTGGCTGGAAGTTCCTTCATCCCAGCGAGGGAAAGATATTCGGCCAGGACGACGAATCAGTCAATGAACTGAAGAAAGCCTGTGCGATATGAGCACAACGCCAACTCCGCTAGCGACAACCTTGGGCGATCCCGCCACATGGCCCTTGCTGCCTTGGAATGACATGTTCCAGACAAACCTTGTCGTTCTGCCTGTATGCCCGGTGTGCGGAGCGGCTTGCAGGAATGCGGCGCAACATAAGGCTTGGCATCTCCAGTTGGGTCAATGATGGCAGACGACTATTTAGACCATCCGACAATCGGAGACGTAATCGACTTCCTATCGGCATTTCCGCGTGATCACAAGTTCACAATGATGGATGCAGATACCTGCTGGACGATATGCAAGATTAGAGTCGTGCGACTAGATGATGGCGTAGAGTTCTATGGCGAATACGGCGATATGATCCGATGAAGCAGATCGAGCTTGTCTTCCAGCCTAAGCAGCTGACAATCGGCCAGATGTTCTACAAGGCTGGGGATGGTGCCGCTACGTGGATTGGTGGTGGTGGATCGAGAGCCGGTGGCAAGTCTGGTGGACTCAGGCGCATCATGCTGGATCGCAGGCAGAACCGGCCAAGAACCCATGGCGTCATTATTCGCAGGACATGGCCCGATCTAGAGCGCAATCACGTACAGCGCTATTTCCTGGAGTTCCCTGAATTGCGGGAATACTGGCATGAAGGCAAGAAGAAGTTCACCTTGCCGAATGGCTCAGAGATTCACTTCATGTTTGCAGAGAACCAGCAAGAGGTGGATCAGAAGTTCTGGGGGCCGGAATTCTATGACATTATGGTGGACCAAGCAGAGCAGTTCTCCGAGCAGGAGCTGCTGACCATCAAAACCTGCAACCGCTGGCCTGGCGCCCCGATGGGCGAGTGCAAGACTGGCTTGTTCTTCAATCCTGGCGGGGTGGGGACTGAGTTTATGCGACGAGTCTTTGCTCAGGGAAAGTTCAAGGACAATGAGAATCCCGAGGACTTCCGGTTCGTTCACCTGTTTGGATGGGACAATTATGTTTGGTTTGAGTCACTTGGGATTAGCCCCAAGGAATTCTATGCGATTCCGGATGGACTGAAGAAAGGTGAGCAGTGTGAATATGGAGCTGAAGGATTTGGTCCGAACTATACCTGTTGCAGATTTCATCTCTTCATCTATCGAACAGCGGAAGGTAGAAAACTTAATGCGCTTCCTCCGTCACTCCGGGCCGGACACCTCCTCGGTAGTTTTGATTCCTTTGCTGGACAATACTTCGCTGGAGTCTGGGACGAATCTCGAATCATCCTCACCAGATCCCAAGAAGAGCTTCTGATTCAGAATTGGTGGCTGCGGTGGATGGCCCACGATGATGGATTCGTTCACAATGCCTCGATTGGCTGGGCAGCTAGCGGGCGAGTGAATCCCAAGCTGTTCCATGACGTGTTCCGGCGGGAGATTCATGATCCCGTGGATGTAGTCGTGGTTTATCGCAGCCATGCAGACAAGGGAGTGGAAGAAACGGCGTTGGTACGGACCTGCATCGGAGCGATGGCGGATCACGAGAAAAAGCGCGTGCAGCGATACTTCCTTAGTCCCGACGCTCATGAGCGCAATTCTTCAGGACACTCGACTTTCGAGCGTATCGCCGAAGAGCTTCGCCGCCACGGGCTGCCACATTGCGAGGACGCCGACGACAACCGTATTGGAGGATGGCGCCTGTTGTACGCCATGATGAAGAAGACCTGTGATGTGATGGCTGGCTGCATGAGCCCTACTCGGGAAGATGATGACTGGGACAACGAAGGCGGCGGGTATTCCGTGAAAACGCCTATGCTCCTCATATCGGCTGACTGCGAGAACCTGATTCAATCGATTCCCATGCTTATCCGGGATACCAAGCACCCAGGCAGGGCTGAGGATGTACTGAAGACACCCACAGATGCAGATGATGATGGCGACATGCTGCGTTATCTTGTAAAGTCTATGCTCAGAGCGCAATTGACAGCTCCGCTTGAGATTCGGGCTCAGGAATACTACGAGTCGCTAAGTCCGAAGGCGGATATGACCGCGAAGTCAGTTTTGATGGCAAAGTGGAAGCACCAGAACGCACCGAAGAAAGGATCACCATGGGCTGCACGTCAATAATCATCGCACTCTCGTCCGCTGTCATAGTTGTGGCTATTCTCTGGCGGCATCAGGTGGCTATCACCCGGACAATGATCGATGCCCGCACCTCGTCTCAGGCTTATTGGCGATCGGAATTGGATAGATCCAATGACCGCAATGTTCGCTTGGAAGAGGAAATCCAGCGTCTTCGCAAAATTTCTTTGACGCCACCGGTACAAAAGGCTGATACTTCAACCATTAAGGCGAAGTCAGCGGCTCAGGTGCGTCAAATTACTGAAACGGTATGGGGCAAACAGCCCGAGAGTGAGGGAATAGATGGCGCGTGAACAGATGCTATGGGAAAAGGAATTCGCTCCCTTTGCTCCGGTATGGAATGATGATGAAGTAATCGATAAGTTTTGCTTGGAAATTGCCGAAAAGGCTCGCCATGCCTTTACTGAAATGATGATCGCTCATTACATGGAGGATTACTGTGGCTAAGGATGGATTCGATGGTCTGGGCAAGATGCGCAAGGGCGAGAAGCCTGAATATAAGCCAAAGCCGATGGAAGGCAAAAAGATGAGCGCAGAATCTAATGCCGATCATGCTGGCGTCAATGAGTCCGTTGAAGGCGCTCATTCAATCCATGACCACGGCGACGGCTCATTCCACACTGAACATCCTGACGGCTCCCGCGAGGAGCATCCTCATCATATGGCAGCCATGGCCCATGTCGGCCACAAGATCACTGGCGGAGACAAGCATCATGTAGTCCACCACGACGGCATGAGCGCGCATTCCCATTCGATCCACGAAGATGGCCAGCATGAAGACCATGGAGAAGAAGATCCCAAGGGAGCGCTGTCGAAGTTTCTTGGTGAAGAAGGTCAGGAGCCGATGCAGGACGGTGGCGGCGAAGAGAATGAAGGACCGGTAATGGGGGGCATGTAAAGTTTGCAGCGTCGGCGGAGACCTCCGGGGATGCCCGGCACTAAACTGTCATCGCATACATGCGGTGCGGAGCGACGCTGCAATTAAAGTTTGGCAATGGAGCCGGTGGTTAGGGACGCGTTCGAAAGAGCGACCGGATAAAACAGTCTCAACCTGACAGCCGGAAAAGACCGGCAAAGGAGCGTCACCAATGGCCATTATCTCGACTTTTGCAGGCCGTACGTCTGCAAACGCCTACGCATACGGTATCAACAGCACCGCACCAGCCGGATTGCTGGTACTCGCAGGATCAACTGGCACTGGTGCTTACACCCTGACGTGCCAACCGCAGAAGTCTGTCAATCCTAACCTGGCATCCTGCGTTCCTACGACCAACACTCCGATTACGGTTGGTCAAGGTTCAGCTGCAGAGACGGTGACGCCGAGTGCGGTATCGATCGATACTCTGGGCAATATTCTGATTACGGCGACATTCTCCAACTCGCATATGGCTGGAGACATGGTTCGCAGTGGCACGGTGGGTCTTCAGGAAGCTCTGAATGCTGTGGCGGCTATGGGAGGTGGCTTGGTTGTAGTTGATGGGGCATGGACCAAGCTAGGCGGCACTCAGGCGATGTTCGAGGCGTCGGTAGCAGTAGCCAATACCGCAGTTGAGGATTTGCGCAACGGCACCCCGGAAGATGGAGCTACCCTGACGCTCACCGCGGCTCAGGTCAATACCATGTTCACCACGCCGGTTGAATTGCTTCCTGCTCCGGGAGCGAATGCGTTTTATGTGGTTGATCAGGCAATCCTGATTAACGAGAATGGTGGCACGGCTTGGACTGGCGGCGGAGCTATCACGATTGGTTATACGAACGCCAATCCGGGATCGCCTAATGCTCTGACGGGTACGATTGCTGCTACGTTTCTGACATCACCTACGGTTACAACAGTAGGATCACTGGCTGGAGCACAGCTGGCCATTACTCAGGCAGCAAGTGGGTTGCTGAATAACGGCATTTATATTTCAAATGCTACGGCAGTGTTTGCAACAGGGACGGGCGTTCTCAAGGTCAAATTGCTGTATAGCGTAGTCAATCTGTAATCCTATGCCCAGCACTTCCAAAGCGCAGCAAGAAGTAATGGCGATCGCAGAACATAGCCCCGGCAAACTCTACAAGAGGAACCGGGGCTTGCTGAAGATGGGAAAGAATAAGCTCTCGGAGTTCGCATCGACGCCGCGCAAGGGACTTCCGGAGAAGAAAGGAAAGCTCTATGGCTAAGCTAGAAGATGATTTCGAATTCTCAGAAGAGAGTGACGAAAATCTGGCAATATTTCTGGAGTGCTATTCAGAGTTTTCTCCCGTCTTTGACGATGACATGAAAGTTGTAGAGTTAATAGATTCTCATAGTGTGGCCTATGAGGAATTGATTCAACGGGGGATAATCTATGGCTAAACTGTACGCCGCCGACCGCAAGAAGATGCCGAAAAGCTCCTTTGCTGGGCCGGGAAAGTCCTTTCCTGTGAACGATCCAACTCACGCGCGTCTTGCAATCTCAGGCGCGACTCGGAGTGAGCACGCGGGGAACATTTCGGCATCGGAAGCGGACAAGATCAAGGCGAAGGCTCGCGGAAAGCTGTACAGTCGATGAAAACTTCAGAAGAAAAGATCGAGTACGTGCAGAGTCAGTGCGAGCAGATTTGGCAGGCTAATCGTGAGCTTCCGATTGACTGCCCCTATTGCTATTCGCGTGTAGAGCCCGGTGAAGGAGTTTGTTGCCAGATGCTAGACAGGGCAATCAGG